GCAAGTAACAGCAGGATAGTAACTAAAAGAATTCCATAGCTCCAACTCATCAAGTCTATATCCAGGAACATCCTTCGGGTCATAGCCTCGTTGAATGAACGCAGATATCGGGAGACGATAGTAGACAGCTCCATTTTCCATAATACAATGAAAAAGTATGGCACGGCCAGTAAGAGCCGACATACCAAAAATAATACAGTCTTCAACTTCACCATGATGTTTTTTACAGTCATATAAATATTCTCTTTTAATTTGAGCATATGTTACAGGTATATTTGCATTTAAGTAAGCCATAATTAATCATTTATACTACCCCAATTTTTACCGAATTCGTAGTCTACTTTGTTTGGGACCTCCAAAGTTACGGCATTTTCCATGATCTCAATTATCTTTTTAGCCTGAGCATCAGTCTCAATAGATAAATCAAGTTCATCATGTATTTGTATATGCGGTATTATACCTTCTTTGTAAAGTTCTAACATTGACTTTTTTGTCATGTCAGCGGCTGATCCTTGTATTAATTTATTTAAAGCTTTGTAGGTGTATGCTCTCTTAATCCCCGGTCCATGTTCCCTGAGTGCATCTTCGTGAGTCATGGCCTTATGCATACCAAATTGATTTGGTTCCCATAGATGAAACCTGCATAGTCTGCCTAGTAAAGTTCTTATTTGTCCTCTGTCCTGTGCTCGGTTAGATGCTTTCTCCATAAGCTGTTTAACAAAAGGTACTTTAGCATGATACGTATTAAATAATTCTGCGGCTTTGTCTTTAGTTACACCCAACTCTGCCTGTAATTTGTTTTTACCCATGCCATAGAAAAGACCCAAATTGATCGTCTTGGCCTGTGATCTAGGTATGTCAGCCATATCAGCTACAGTCTGGTGAAAGTCTGAGTTAGGATCAGTTTCGTATGCATCAACAACATCATAGACTGACGGCAACTTATACAAAGCTGCGTAGTGTACAACGAGTCTTGGTTCTTGTTGTGAATAGTCAAAGCATCCCCACTTACAACCGTCCTCTGGAATAAATAAACTTCTTATCTTAGGTCCTAGATCCTTGTTCCTTGCAGGTATCTGCTGCAGGTTAGGGTTCTGATAACTAAATCTACCTGTAACTGTACCACCACCTGCATTTCTTAATTGATTAATCTCTGCATGTATTCTGCCTTTGTGCTGATAACGTAAGATAGAATCTATAAATGTTGTGTGTGCTTTGTTAACTTCTCTTGCCTTTGCAATCATATTAACAACAGGATGTTTATGTTCTTGTAAAAAGTTTTTTGTAAAGCTAGGTGCTTGTGTTTTATCTGTTCTTGGATACTCTAATCGTAATACATCAAACACTTCTGATATAGATCTAGCTGCCCAGATCTGTGTGTCTATGTTTGTTTCTCTTTTAATTTCGTAAAGTAATTTATGTTCTTGTTCTATAAGTTCTTTTTTAATTTTGTGTGCGCCTTCTACATCTACTCTGACACCTTTAAATCTCATGTCAACTAGACACGGAAATAGTTCTGTTTCTAAATCAAATATATCTTCTAAATCCTGGTGTATAATTTCTTTTTTCATCTCTTGCCATAAACCAAACGTAGCTTGGGCGTCTCGTTCTGCATAAGAACCTACGTGTAATGACGGAAGTTTGTACATCTCTGACTTAGGATCTATACCCCACTCTGCTGCAGCTTCTGCTAACGCAGCTTCGTTCTTACCAAAACCTAAATACTTCCATGACAAACTATTAAGATCGTATCTAAATCTATTCTCATCTGTAATTGCTGCGGCTATCATTGTATCTACAATGTCACCATTAATTTTAAAACCCATAGCACGTAGCCAGCAAACATCGTACATGGCGTTGTGGAATATTTTTGTACTGTCAGCTTCAAGTACATCTTTTAACCAAGACAAAACTCTTTTCTTATCCATGTTGCCACCACCTTGATGTGCAATAGGAAAGTATCCTTTGTAATGAGCTGTAGCTACAGCCACACCTATAACTTCTCCGTTACCAATCACAGCTCCTGACCCTTTCTTTATAAGATCTGGATCTCTTGTCTCTAAGTCAATAGCTATCTCATCAACTTGTCTAAGATCTGGAAATTCTGTAGGAATATTCCACTCAGTCTGTGCTTCAAACTTTGGTATCTTCATAATCTCTTTCCAGTATCATTTCTAGGTAGTGTATTGCTTTTTCTATGTCTGCTGCTTTTCCTTTCACTGCATGTCTGCATATGTACTTTATAGCGTTCCCCTCTGCAAATTGCAACTTATTCTTGTTTATAAACTCTGCTGGCTGTATCTTCATGTACATGTAATGTGTTCCCGAAACTTGTTTTAAGTATGGGTTTTCTTTTTTCTTAGATGTCATATCCGTTTCTCTCCTGTTTTGCTTCCATGATGTATAGGTTTTGTTTTGTACGTGTTACACCCACATACCAAACTCTATGTTCTTCTTCTCTCTTGTCTTGATCCTTCTCTACTACGTCTCTTATCTTTTTTGTGTTATCTAAAATAAGTAAAACATTATCTGCTTCTCCACCCTTTGCTGCGTGTATTGTAGATAGTTTTACTCTTGATGCTTTAGATAATTCTTCTCCGTTCTGTCTCATTAATCGTATGTATAAACTGTCTTCTGGGTGTGTCTCAAACACTTCGTACCATCTTTGTGTAATACTGTAGCCAAATTCTTTTAAATCATAAAGTCTTTCATCTGTGTGATCAAAAGGTTTATTTAAAAATTCAAATAGATCTCTGCATTCTGTAATTGATAACAACGTACCTTCACGCCATCTTTCGTAGTTTAGAATGTTTCTAAACAACCTTTCATTATAACTTTTCCTATTTTTGTATTCGTAATAGATTCCTCTGTCATGTAGCTGTTGTTGTAATGATCTAAGTTTAGAATGTGTTCTGCCTAAAATTAACCATGTTCCCTGTTCCAGGGGCACATCTTCTATTGACGTAACTCTTTGTACAGATCCTTCTTCATCACGTGGTTGCCACATTTTGACCAACTTTCTGTCTTCTGGTATACGTTCTAATATGCAATTAGCTAGTGTTTGCACGGCTTTTGGCACTCTGTAAGATTGTGGCAAAACTATGTCTTTTGCCTTTTCTTTCTGAAATCTGTGAACGTCTGCTCCGGCCCAACCATAAATGGCTTGGTCGTCATCGCCTGCTAAAATAATGTGTTTAGATTGTGACTTTAATATGTCAAACATTTTCCACTGTATCGGTGATAGATCTTGTGCTTCGTCAATAATAACTACGTCAAACTTTGGACACAAACTAGACTCGTTAAATCTTTCTATCATGTCTGTAAAGTCTACTAACTTGTAAGACTTTTTATAATTATCTACTTCATCTTTTAAAATTTTTAGTAATCTTTTGTCGATGTGATCAGAATATAAATCTGTGTTGTATTCATCAATAACATCTATCTCTTTAATTCTTGCTGCGTTTATAAGATTAAAGTATTCGCTATCAGAATCTACAAAGCCTGTCTTCTCTTCTCCGTTAGAAAACACAGTAACTTCTATACCTACCTCACTACCTATATCTTCGTAGTGTTCTTCTTGCATCACATTACTTTTCTTTAGTCCTAACTCTGCAAAACATAATGCATGTAAAGTTTTAAAGTATGGAATATCTTTTGCTTCTAATGCTGTGTGGTAATCTAACATTCTATTCTTAGCTTCGTCTGCAGCTTTAGTTGTAAATGCAAAGTAACCTATCTTGTGTAATGGTGTACCTAGTTTGTAAAATGTTTTTACATACTTTAACAGCTTAGTTGTTTTTCCTGTTCCAGGAGGCCCGAGTATTTTTCTAATCACATTATCTCCGTTTCATGTTTTAATTTTGTATGGTGTATAGGTACTTCTTCAAACTGTTCTATGTTTATCATTACTACATTCTTTGTAGGTGTATTGTATTTACCTTTTTCTTTTGCAGGAAATCTTTTTTGATCTAAAAAATCTATGTCACATTCTTTGTATGTCTTTCTCATCATAACACCTGTCTTGTCTTCTCCGTGTTTCCAGTTTTTTGCTTTTAGTCTGTCATAAAACTTATCAAATTTAAAATAAGCATAGCCTTCTTCTATTAGAACTGTGCCTGATTTAAAGCTTGCATCATTCATAGCTTTAGGTCCGTTAATTTTTGCATGTAATAAGTCGTGTAGCTTTTCTTTAGGTGATGTACCTATTGGAGGATTAATTGTTTTTTGTGTTTTAAATAAAACTTCTAATATGGTTTGATCTTCTGGACCCTTAATAATTGGTGGTGGAAATCCTGCATGTTTTGTGATAGCATTCCGTCTCTTTCGCTGATCTGTAACATGTTCTACAGTCTTACAATGCACCGTTGCTTTACCAATACCGTCAGGTCTAGTTACATCAAATTCGTATTCTGGGTCTGGATCTATATCTATTTTTCTTAAATTAGTTAGCACAGGATAAGCACCTTTTGATCCTGCTAGTACACCAAACTTTTTCTTTACGCATATACCTTTCTTACAATACTCACTGATAGGACTTTGTGTACATGTGTAGCCTTTCTCAGACTTATTCCAAGATCTAAGCTTAGCGTTCAATGTTTGTTGATCCCATGCATTTGCATGCACTGTCTCAAAATATTTTACAGGTGCGTTCTTTACTTTCTGTTGCCAGCTGTCAGGATACTTCATCTTTACAAAGACATGATAGTTGTACATAAACCTATCTTTACCATCAAAGCCAGTCTTGTTTGTAACTTTAGATAGTAAAGCTAAACAAGGTGGACCTTCTGTAAACTCTTCGTCAACACCTTCCATAGATTTAGATTCCATCTCATCTGTAATTCTTTTTAAATCCTCTGCTGTAGTTAAATTAGCTTCTGCAACTTGTATAAACTGTTCTAATGTAAAAAATGTACCGTCCATATTAATGGCTCTACGTTTTTTGCTTTCAAAGTATGGTAGATTTATAAACTGTCCTGGTTTCAATATCCCTGTTTCCGGATCCTTTGTCAGTTGTGTCTGCTTAGGAAATATCTCACAGTCAGGTTTTAAATTAAATAAAGGTAATAGATTACTTAAAAACGATACTACCAATGTTGATGGCACAAACTCTGCCATAAATAAATATAAATGTAAGCCACCGCTTTTAGATTCTATAGGTATAAGGGGTAGATTGTATTTTTGTATTGTTTCTAGATAAAACTGTTTGTTAAATTCTTCGTAGTCTTTAGGGTCAATATCGATAACACCAAACTTAGCATCACCGTTTTCATTTGTAGGCTGTGCACCAACAGACTTCTCACCTGTTAAGTGGTCTTGATAAATTTGATCAGTAAACTCTTCGTAAGTCCATCTGTAGTCTGGTTTTTTCTTTCCGCTTTCTGGGTCTACGGTAGCGTTACTCCAATCTGCGATACCATACGCATGCCTATAGCCGTTAAATATTTTTACATATCCATTCATAATTATCTGTGTGTAGGCCGCGCAGTCTCCCAGGCGGCCTACTCATGCATGATTCCAATTAAGGAACTTAGAAGTGAGATTGAGACCCTTTCGGTTTCTCTTCACCATGTTTAGCTTTTACACTTCCTTTAGAAATACTTTCGCTAAACGTCTTTGCTTGTTGGTAAAGACCTGTGTCCGTTATGGGTCCTGCCTTACTTACATCCCAACCAAACCATGTACCTTTGTCGTTAGACATCTGTGTGGTTTTTAGTCTGTAAATATGGCTAAAAGATGCCGGTGTAAATAACCCGTTCTTACCTTTTAGTTTAATACCCGACATCATTGAATTCCATTTTCTACTAATTTTTAATTGAGTAGATTTCATAGATATCAACGCAGTCGTTGGACTATCTCCTGTGATAATTACAAAGTGTGATGCAGTCTTTTCAACATAATTACCATTTGGTAATCTGTCTTTGTAGTTTGCATCTGCTTTTGTTTGAGACATGATGTCAGAAGAAGAGTCATGTACAGCTACTGGTCCGCCTGCACCTTCTCCTCTATCTTTCCATTCTACGTACTCTAACTTATAAAATGCAGGAATGACATCTATGCCCTTCGCTCCATCGTACAAATCGCCTGACACAGAATTGTATATCATTCCTGGTTCAGCACCTTCGACATACTTACCATCACGTTTGTTAACTTCTGGTGAAAGCTGTCCAAGGATTTTTAAGAAAGGTAGGGCTAGATCTTGTTGACCTATATTACCCAAACCTTTTGCTGCATCTTCTTCAAACACATTGGCTGGAAGACCTGCAGTCTTTTTTTCTGCTACTTGGTTCATGTTTATTTGCTCCTTGTTATTTTTGTTCTGTTGCCTGTGAACATGTTAAATAAGTCAGAGGGCATCT